GCAGAAGCGCCACAGGGCCGTCAGAGCGCCGCACAGAGCCGCACGGTGCAATCTAGCGTCGTGCAGGGTGCCACAGCCGTTGGCGGCGCTGTAGGGGCGCTAAATTCGCTTGACGGCACTGCGCAGATCATTGCGCTGATCGGATGCTTTGTGATCGGCGCGTTGGCACTGTTTATTATGCGCGAGCGGATCAGGCATTGGTCGGCGGGCGTTCGATGACCCTGCGTCTGCAAATCTACGCGCTGGCCCTGTTTGCATTCGTCGCTGGCCTGCTGCACTGGCGGTCTGCATACGCCGACGCCAAGTTGAATGAGATGTCGCGCAGGCAGGCAGAGGTTCGCCTTGACGCGGCACTGCGAAAAAGAGAGATCGAGCATGAGATTGAGACGTTGGGCGATGTTGGCCTTTCTGAGCGGGCAGCTAGGTGGCTGCGCCCAGACGCCGACAAACGGTAACTACTGCGACCTTGCTGGCCCGCTATGGCTCGGCAGCACGCAGACCATCGACAGCCTGATGCAAGCGGATCGTGATCTGCTGGTCGGCATTGTCATTCACAATGAGACGTGGGCCGATAACTGCCAGTGAGCCGACAAGCGACATCCGTCGGCAGGTCCGGCGAGTATTACGTTTGCTACCTGCTGGAGCGTGCGGGCCTTGAGGCGACACGGTCAGACGGCTTGTTTGATGTCGTCGCCGTGCGACCAGATGGTCGGATCATCTCCATCGAAGTCAAAACGTGTTACACGACGCGAGGCGCGTCGGCGGGGTTCCGCATAGGCAACAGCAGCGCAGACTGGTTTGCGCTGTGCATCGACGGCAAGCACGGGCCGACTGTGCTGTTCGTGCGCGGCAACGATCCGCTATTTGAGCAGTCGTTTGTCAGGATCAAAACGGCAGACTTTACGCCTGCCGCGTTGACCGAGACGCTGCGTGATTTAGCTGTTGGCGTCTAGTTCATGGCCCAGCGCAAGATAGCCGCATCCGTCAACCGATGAGTCCCTGTGAGCGCCATTACGCAGGCGGGCAATCTTCAAACACGCCATGAGGTTGCAAACGTCGGCGGGTGATACACTGATGCCGAGATATGCTGACCACATTTGCGCGATGGCCGCGAAGTTCTCCTGCGGCGTGCCGTAGTGCTTTTGACGCTCGCCGTTGATGAGCGTATCGGCCTCCGCCAGCACACCGCTGCGGACGTTCCTGTGTTCGCTGTTCAATTCATTGTCCATTGCTTTCTCCTATTTATACGCCTTGTTGGTATGGCGTGCAGATCATAAAATCTGTTTATGATTTGTAGATCATGGGGTTTAGTTCATCTTTTTCATTGTCCCACGGTGTCGCGGGCAGGCTTACTGCGAACTTGCGTGGCTCTGGATATGACGAAGCAGATTTGCCTCGGATCGTCACTGTTGTCTTTTCGTCTTGCATCGGTCTCTCCTTTTGCTATTGCTGTGACGTGGGGCGCTCAATGGCTGCAAAGCGATTGTCTGGTCAAAACGTGTCTACCAAATGCGCTACATCTGAAAAACTCATTTTAACTGCGCCCCACACGATCTCTCAGATGTTGAACCCCTGCTGCCGTTTTGCTGACGTAAACTCGCGCAGGTCACGCATAGCAACTTGCAGTTCGTTGACGATGCTGGGACGAGCGCCCGCCCGCCAGCGATCATCCTGCAATCGGTCTACACGTTGTCGCAAGTATTTCAGCACTGCCGCGTCTGCGGGTGTCAGGTCTTCGTCAGCCATTACAAGTCTCCTCTTGCACGCGGCCTGATCGACTGGCTGGGAGCGTAGGTGCGCACGCATTGGGCGTAGGTCTTGCGCCCACCGAGCGGTGGCGTGGCCTCTGCTATGGCGACCAGCGCCTCTCCGCACGCCATCTGCGACGGGTAAGTCGTGCTGTATGTGTTCGCACCGATGTGGACGAGCAAGATCGTGATAAGGGGCGTCATAGGTCTTCCGCCACTTCAAACCAGTATTCGATCAGGTTGCGCCGATAGAACCCGTGCTGGATCAGCCCACGGTTGATCAGCCCTTGCAGCGCGTATTTGACGCTGTAACGCGACGTCGGCAACTCCGACCCAGAGACGGCCTTCGTGATGTCTGTCAGGATCATCCGCGCTGGCGAGATAGATTGCAAGTGCGCAAGTGACATCTCCCCCAGAGACCGCGTGCCGTCAGCCCGCGCGCCCATGTTAGTCATGGCCTTCTTTGGTGCGCCCTTAAAGTGACCCTCCGACTTCGCCTGTCGTTGCATCGCACGCCCGATCAAACTTTCGTGCTTTGTCGCCAGCGATCTGTCCAAATTAAATGCGTTTATCATTGTCCGTTCTCCTCTGCGATCACGTCGCGCAATAGTACGCCGATCCACTCAGCAATAGTCAGACCCTCTGGAGCCGTTTTGTAAATCCACGACGCCTCGTCAAACGTGATGCTCGTCAGGATTTCCATTATGCTGCCCGTGTTGCGGCTGTAGCGCTTGCGCAGGATGCGATACCTGCCGTCTTCCGTGTTGATGCGCCCTGTGCGCTCGGAGTAAGGCTTCAATTTACCGTTGCGCATCAGGGTCGTCATGCGGCAAGCGACGGCAGTGCTGGTCATGTTAACCCCGTCCGCGATTTGTGCAATAGATTTGCCATCATTTGCTAGTTTGATGATATGCTTGTTTATCGTGCGGGATTCTGACCCGTTTATGCCGTTGGACATTCTCATTCTCCCTCTGCGATAAATGCGTCAATGTCGATGGCCCAGAGGCACATCGTGGCACGCTGCAAATTTGGCCGCGCATGAACATCTGCACGCACGATCTGGTTGCGGTTGAACATCGCCAGCAGGCGATCCCGAACTATCGTTCCGCTGGCACCCAGCGCCGTCGTGATCTCGCCCGTGGTCATGTATAGCGAAGCGCTGAGTTGCTCAAAAATCCTGTCGTCGATCAGGGCAGATGGAGTGGGCTTTGGCGCTGTCTTTTCTGGCGCTGGCTGCTGGCCGTTCACGGGTGCGACGTCCATTTGGATGACGCGCCACGGCGTCGTCGCACGCAGGGCTTCCGTGTTTTCAATGAGGACCACGTCATAAGTGTGGCCGACGGACATGCCCACGCCGCGCATAATATGTGATGGGACGAACACTTGGGAGAACGAGCCGTCGTCTTGGCGAAGCGCGAAGCCAGTGTCAGTTGGCAGGCTGTTTGTGATTGTGATGGTTGCGAGGGTCATTGGTTTTTACCTTTGGTTTGATTAATGATTGCGTAGAGTGCGCAGAGGCTGACGTTGTGGACAGCGGCTGCGATGATGGGTCCGATGATGGCAGCGTCTGCAACTGCGCGTCTAAGGGCGTTATCCATGCTGTGCTGCCTCCAAGCGTGCGATCTCTGCCTTGTAGCGGCTGATGCGGTCGCCGTAGTCTGCGAGGTCGGCTGACACGAAGGACGGGCGCACACCGTGGCCGTATTCTTCCAGCATATTAGACGCCATCTTCTCGGTTCGCTGGATCGCTCCCAGAAGGAAGGCGATCTCGTCGGGGGTTGATCGAGTGGTCATTGGTTAGTCTCCTGTTTACTGAATTGCGACGAAGAAAAGTGTCGGGATGCCGAAGCACACGATGCCGACTGCGAGCAGGCCGATGGCGTCGAGGATGGCGTGGCGGATGCGGTATTTCATGTTGATTTCCTTTGGTTGGGTTGGGTAAGGGCACGTGGCCCCGTTTAGTTATCCGCGGATGTCGATCCAATAGTCGACCATCGCCTTAGCATCTTTCAGCGTGTTCGCCGTATCGTGTGCCGATGATTCCTCGTTGTGCGTGATGTTCCAAGCTGCTCCACTGTATCCTCCGAAGCGACCCACTTCTTCGATTTGGTAGTCGCGGTATTCGTAGTGGCCGTTTCCGATTTTCTTTGCTGCGTTTGCCATCTGTTCGTCTCCTTAGGGTTAATCTCATTTCGTAATACCTTTCTAACCGAAGCTGAAAGGCATTACAATACATAAAATGCATGTTGATGATATTTATTTGATACGTTTGGGGCTGGGTTGGATGGGGGCGCGTGATCCCGCTCCATTACTCGTAGTCGCCTCGGCGTGCGCCGCTTTCGACATCAGCGCGACACCGCGCCTTTGCTTCGGCAAGGAGTCCAAATGACATCCCGTCCCATGTCCATCCGCCGTCGTAACTGCGAGAGATATGGCTGTGGCTTTTGCCGTTGTTTTTTACCAAATATGCGCCCTCATATGCGCGGTGGAATGTAACTTGGCTTGCCATCTGGTCGTCTCCTTAAGGTTAATTTCATTTCGTAAACCATTAATTACATATACTGAAAAACATGGCAATACATAAAATGACTGTTGACGATATTTATTTGATACGCTATCGAAAGGCATACAGAAGGAGAACGACAATGAAACCCAAATTGATCCAGTTCAGCGACGAACACGCTGCAATCATTGAGGCCGCCGCCCAGCGTCTCGGCATTACGACAACCGCATTCATTCGTATGGCGGCACTCAACCAAGCGCGTGACACCTGATGGCTACCAACGGCCGCAACAAGGGCGCCGCGTTTGAGCGTGACATCGCCAAGATGCTGCACGACGAGCTTGGCATATCCTTCAAGCGAGATTTGGAGCAGTATCGAGAAGGCCTGCACGGCGACTTGATTTCATCAGACCCTGACTTCCCGTTTACATTGGAGTTGAAGCGCTTCGCTGACGGACCCATTGGCGGGCAGAAGGCTTGGTGGGAGCAGACTTGCGCCGCAGCAAAGCGTGAGGGCAAGGTGCCTGCGCTGATCTACCGCTATGACCGCAGGCCGATCCGCTGCGTCGTGCCGATGGATTGCGTGATCGGGCATGAAACCGAATTTGTCGTCGAGATGGACTTCGACGCATTCTGCTACTTAGTAAGGGAGACAATGGCATGACAATGTACACATCCGACAACATGTCCAACGCGCAATACCACGCCACAGACGCGATCTCGTCGTCGGCAGTGAAGACTGTCCACGGCAAGTCGCTGGCGCACTGGAAGGCGCGCAGCAACTTCACGGCGACCACTGCGATGGCCATTGGCACGGCAGTCCACGACATGTGTCTCGAAGGTTCCCAAGGCGTCATGCGCGGTCCCGCAGATCGCAGGGGTAATGCATGGAAAGACGCATTTGCCGACGCGGAGGCTGGCGGCAAGCTGCTGCTGACTGCTGGCGACTATGACATCGCACGCAGGGTGGCGGACAGCGTGCTATTCCACCCTGTCGGCCAGATCATGGCGGGCAACGACACGGTGAACGAGGCCAGTTTTTTCGCCATCGACCCTGAAACTGGGCTGGAATTAAAGTGCCGCCCAGACAGCTATCGCATGAGCGGCGGCGGCATTGTTTACGATATCAAAACGTGCCAGAGTTCACTACCACGGGACGTGGCAAGGGACACGAACACGTATTCATATGCGCTGCAATGTGCCTTTTATTTAAAAGTTTTACGTTTGGCTGGCTACGAGGCCAAGCGGTTTTCATTCGTTTTCGTTGAGAAAACAGCGCCCTACGCTGTCAATGTCAGCGAATTGAGTGACGACTTTCTTCAGTATGCGGAGCGTGAAGTTGACGCTACGCTGATGAAGATCGCAGAAGCCAGTCTGGTCAACAGCTTTGAGACTGGCTATTCAGATAAGGTGAACACCTTAGAATTACCCCGTT